ATGTTTGACCTATCAACACATCTTCATCTATCTGTAACTGTTCTTCCAGCCGTGCATCAATACCATCTTGTGTATTTTGATCTATCCATGATTTCACATCACCACCACTTACACTACCGGCTGTATTTAATAACGCATCCCAAGGGCTTAACTTCTGATCTTCTACTCCTAACAATGTAGCCTGTGCGTTAGCTATGGCCGCTAAGTAAGGGTCTTTTTGATCGTCATGTTGCTTGTTATTAGCTGCTATAGCTAACCTAGCATTCTGCTTTGTTTGTCCTATTGTATCTGCTACGGACTTACCACTAGAACCAGACGCTGCTGCATTCACTCTTACTAAAGCCTCTGCTTGGTTTTGTTGTAGTTGTATATTTACGTTAGACAAAATCTTATCTTGTCTTATTTTACTTATAGACGATAACGCTGCTGACTTCTCACCAGCTAATCCAATTCGTTTAGCTGTTGTTGCATATTGTTGGTTATACGCTGCTGTAGTCTTTGCTGTACTTCCAGTAGCGGCTAATTGTAACATTGTTACACCGGCTGTTACACCGGCTTGGTATATACTCATATTCCTCTACTCGATTTGTATAATTGACCTTTCCATCCTATACCTGTTATAGTTACGTTTAAGTAACCACTATCGTAGAACTCCATAGTTGCTTCTGCTGCTTCTTGAGCATAGCTGAATGTTACGTCCCCTGTGTAGAATGTCTTCTCACCAATTATACTGTTTATGTTTCCTGTTTCTCTACTTACGAACACCTGATCTACATACGATGTATTGTATTCTGACTCTATGTGTGCGCTTATTGAGTGTGTGTTGTTTAAACTTAATACGAACCTATTAACACGTAGTCTATCAAATGTGTTAGGTTTACCTGTTTCCTTATCATATAGGAATGGTCTGGTTGGTCTGTATTTAGCTGTGAATGGTTTTCCTACGTATATCGTGCATGGTGTTGATGATACTGCTTCTTCTAATGTCAGTGTCGTACCTATTGCTGTGTAATTCACTTTCCACAATGGGTAATCTGTATCATTTCCTGTAACCACTATTGCGCCTGTCAGGTCATAATTATCTGGTACTGTTACTGTAGTACCGTCTGATGTTAGTGTTAGTTTATCATCTAAGAATACTGTTGTATTATCTTCTGCTATTGCAGAGAATAGTTGTAGTTTCTTGTATACAATATTTAAACCTTCTAAGCATATAATGTTCATAACATCGTTATCGAGTGTTATTGTTATTATATTAGTTGCTTCTGGTAGTATCCATTTACACCAAGCTAATTGTTGTAGTACTCCGTTCGTTGCCCGTGCTTGTTCTAATACAAAGAACTCATTGTCTGCTGCCCCATCTGTCTTCATTACCAGTATCTCTAAATTAGAGCTGGCTGTCAGTATGGTCACATCCCCCGGCATATATCCGGCCACATGCGCTGTGATTGGCTGTGCTGAGTCCTGCGACGTGTTAGGCTCTCCGGTATACGCTGATAGCCCCGAAGAGTTACCATAGCTTACAGGCAAGTATACAGCGTTCCCTATACCTACTGGTGGGACGCTTGTTTGACAGGCATACGCGGTTGTCATAGTCATCGACACTGTTTGTGGTGACACAGCAACATCCCCTGATACTTTGAACTGTCCATTGCCTGCTACTACCATCATATCCCTGTTATGACCTATAACATGTTTTAAACCATCAACACCTTCTGCGTTTGATGCTAGTCCTACGGGGTCTGTTAGTAATAGTTGTATTGCTGATTGCTTCCACCAGTTATATAAGTCATCTGTCTCACTCATATACAATTCGTTATCAGATAGGAATACTAACCTGTTTTGGAAATGCCCTAATCCTTCTATTGGCGCACCAACGAAGTCTGGACGTTTATTTGATTCATCATCACCAACTAATCTATCTTCCCAACCTGCTACTGCTACACCTACGGTAAACTCATCTAGTGCCTCATCGTACAGTATTGTATGTGGGAAAGTTAGTTCATCAAACGCATACGGCTCGTTAGGGTTACGTGTTTCTTTCCATACTATCTCTTGTATAGCAGGTGCTGGATAAGCCACTTCTGTACCAATAGCTTCCGATTTAATATAATATGTTGCTTTATTAGTTGCTGGGTCTTGTTCTATTCTAACAACTGCCTTTGGTACTCCCCACGCTGGTAATCCATCTACCCTATCAGTTACTTCACTTATATTTATTACAGAATCTTTCCCTTGATCTGCTTTTACTGTTACATCAAAATAATCGTCATCTGTACTATGCCAGAATGCTACTGTACTACCTGCTGTTACTACAGTTATAGGGAATGACACACCTGCCGCTACTGATATTATGTCTGCTGCCAGTGCTGTTGCTACTTTCCCAGTTCCTCTGTAGGCATCAGCTAATCCCGGTACTGTTGGGTTTAGGTTTGGTATCGTGATTGTTGATGTTATAGATACTGCTGTATTTCTATCTGTTATAGTTACTGTTAATACTTCACTGTAGTCTAGTGCTTTCGCTATATTTATATGATGTATACGACGTACATTATCTGCTGTATAATCTGTGTCACCTAACATAGCTGTTGGTATTGTCTTATCACATACAAAGGTTGTGTCGTTTATTGTCTTTACAGCTATATTATTATAACCTGTCATATAAGTCGACAAATCACCTGTCACAGCTTTAGCTATACCATCAACAAATGGGTACACGTTCCCTTCATTTGTTATTAACATCTGAAAGAATTTACCCTTCCTTCTGTACTCGTGGTATTTTAATGTCTTAGCACCATAACCTTCTAGTAATACTTGTTCCCAAGTAGATGATGGTCTTTTCGTTAGTTTTACTGCTGGGTCTGATCTAAAATTTTCTTGTATCTCAGCTTGCCCAGCATTACGATTTCTTGCTGCTAATGTACTAACACCGTGTACTGGTGCTGGGTACTGTTCTGATACTCTCATCTATCTGGGTCTCCTGAAAATCTCCCTTGCCGTGAGTTCATCCCGTAAGGTTTAACACCACCCCTTGCTCTGGCAACCCTACCATTCTGGTAGCGATTGTGTTGTAGTGTGGCTAATTCTTCTTTGTCCAGTGTTATACGTGTAGCTATTGCTTCACCTTGCAATTCTTTCTGTTTATTCGGGTCTTCTAATTCATCTCTAACAAACTCAACTGCGGCTTGATAAAGTATAGCATCTTGTGCCGATTCTGGTAGATCATCCCACTCTAGTATACGTACTGCTGATATTACCTGTACATCGTTAGTAAACAAGAATGTTTTATTATATGTATCATATAACTTACCACTACGTTTAACTAACATTGCATTTACACATTGTAGGGTTGAATAACTATCATCTAACAAGATTAGGTTATCTACTGGGTTTGGTTGTAGTACTACGTTCCAGTCCATGTTGAACCACCAACCTGTTTTCTGTACTTTTCTACTTACTCTATTAAGACATGCGATTGCGTTTGCTATATCTGGGTGTCCGACTGTTAGTGCTGCTACAGCACCTGAGCCAATAGATCGAAGTAGCATATTTACTGCTTCTAATTCTGTCATTGTTATTCCTCAAGCAAAAAAAAGATATACTGGGCGTACCTAGTATATCTGTGTGTATTATTATTTCTAATAACACTTATAAAACACACCATTGCTGATGTGTTCTAAAGTGCTACTACTTATGGGGTAGCAGTTTCCAAATCTGGGTCGAAACGGAAGATACCGCCAGCCATTTCAGCACGGTTAGGTGTTACACCATATGCTAAATAGGAGTCGATGAACCATTGCAACTCGATGTCACTGTAATAAACTTTTGAAGTCAGTGGGATAGTCTCACCGGCTAACAATGCTTTAGGCATCAACAGCAATACTTTACAGTTTACGTCACCTTGTGTTACGTTGTAAGCGTTGTTGTTACCAGCGTTAGACAAGTAATGTGTTACACCAACGTCTGCTTGTGCTGGGAAACGGTTGGTTACTTGAATACGTACACCATTGGCCTTCAATACTTTACCTGCGGCATAATCACCGTTAGATGTAGAGAAGTCTTTGTCGATCAACTTATCGTTCTTCAACAGAGTGTAGTATTGTGCTGGACGCATCAACAATACAGCTTCCATAATATCAACGTCTTTCTCTTCAACACGTTGGCAAAGGTCTTGAATCGCTAATTCTAACAGTTCTGGGTCAGTGTCGTCACCAGATGCTGTAAGGATAACGATAGTACCACCTTGGAAACCTGCTGGTGCTGTACGGATAATGTTAGCTGGCTTAGATGCTGAACCGGGGTTATACGCATCTGCCCAACCACCACTGTTTGCACCTGTAGGGTCTTGGTTAGTGATCTGACATGCTTTGATAGCTTGTACGATGAATGACTCATCGAAGAATTTACCGATCTCTTTACCGTGTTCGATACCAACTTCTTTACGTGTATCAATATGCTCAAGGAAGTCATCTAACAAGAACTGATTGGTACGAGCTAATACGATTGTATCAACTTTTACAGAGATGTTATCGAAGGTAGGTGCTGAGTCACTAGGACGAACGCCACGTGCTACTTTCTGTAATGAGCTATGACCGATACGATCATTAGTGATTGTGTCAGTACCACGAACAGATTTGAACTTGAAGAATTGACGCATAAAGCTGTCTTTCAAGAAACGGTGTTCTACTTCACCACCATACTGCTCGATGTACAACGGGTTTACGTTACCAGTATCAATACCTGCTTGATGTCCTGAACGTACTTGTGCTGCTGCTACTGCTTGGTTAAGAATAGTCATTCTTATTTTTTTCCTTTATTAATTAATTAATGCCACGTTGAATGGCTTTTGTCCTACGAGCGTTCAGTTGTTGGATTTGTGGCGACTTATCATAGTCATGCCCTTTATCTAACAATGCCCTTAGTTCTCTCTGGTATGTTGCTTTATCCATAGGTAATTGACCTGACTGGTCTGATGTACCATCTGCTTCTAACAACTCTGCCTTTGCGGAAGTCTCTCCGGGGTTTGCTTTGAACAATGAAATTAAGTGTTTAGTTGCAAGTTCTGCTTGTAACCCACCTTGAGCCAGTAATTGGTTAATCTCTCGTCTGGTTTCATTAGGTACATTTGCTTTCGCTCATGTTGCTAATTCATTCCACGAATCTTTTCCTGATTGCTCTGTTACCCCTTTAAACTCATTTTCTACTAACGAGTAAATAGTCTGGTCTCGTTTTGCTGCTTCTGCTTTGCTAACTGTGGCTAATGTTTCCATCTGACTAGCTAATAAGGCTGCAACACGTTCACCGTGTTTATCTACTAACGCTTTAAGAATGGCTGGCGATACAGTACCATCCTTAGTTACTTGACTAATAGTATCTTGTATACCAAGTCCAGCTTCTTCAATAAAGCCATTTAACGCTTCCCTTTCGGAGGTGCTAACTACTTTAGCTGGTTGTTCTACTGCTACTACTGGTTGTGCTACAACGGGTTGCGCTGTGGCTGCTGCTGGTGTTACTACTGGTTGTGCTGCTGGCGTTACCGGTGCTACCACTGGGGTTGCTGCTGGTTGCGCTACTGCTGCTACTTGTTCTGTCATTGTGCTTGTCCTTCTGCTTGTACCTGTGCTGACGATACTGCACCTGCCTCTGCTCCAGCCATTTGAGCTTGCGCTGCCATAGCTTCTTTAGCTTCTTTCTGAACAGTTGCTTCGTCTTTCAGGAACTTCTGATAATCTATACCATGACCTGCCCCTAACAAGGAGATTAGGTTTTGATAATCAATCCTTGCCGCTACTTGTGGCGGTACATCTGATAGTCCTATTAAGTCTTGGAAGAATACACGTAGTCTATCCAAGTCTGAGTTTCTTGATAATGCTTCTAGTCCAGTTACAATCATTGGTTCTATTTCTTTGAACACTGGGTCTAGTCTTTTCGATAAATACTTAGCGTAAGGTATTTGTAGTAAAGCACTTAGTGTGGAGTATGTCCCACCTAACGCACCTTCTAACTCCTGGGCTTGTTGTCGAATCTCTTCTGCTGTTACACGTTCTGCGTCTCTTGTTACTGCTGAATTTACTAGAAAGCCTATACCGATCTGACGTGCTGCCATTTCGTATTGCTTCTCTAGGAATCCTGCTTGCTGAGATACATTAGCTGCTAATACGAATACATCTTCTTCCCTACCATGAACGAATGCACCCGATGGTGAATTGTTTATAGCT